TGACCCGCGGCAAACGCGTGGACGCTGAAGGTATGAAGCAGTTTATCGACGGTCTGGCACTGCCGGAAGACGAGAAAACGCGCCTCAAAGCGATGACCCCGGCGAACTATATTGGTCGCGCCGTCACTATGGTTGACGAGCTGAAGTAACCCCCCTCTCCCCCTTTTCGCCCGAAAAGGGGGATGCTTTTCCCCGGTTTAGTCAATGTTTATCACCACAACAACATAATCAGCGTTAGACTGTTTAGCAAAAAACATAACCAACACCAAAACAACAACTTACCTATTAATCAGTAGCTTGCAACAATTACTGTGCGGACATTATCGGACAATAATGGTCATTTTATCGCCCCAAATCATGCCCCCAGCACGATTTTGCCCCCAAATTTGCCCCCAAAATTCACGCTTTTGCGTAGCTCCTTCCAGTTTCGTAACACACCGCTTTACACCTCTCTACCTGATCAGCATAATCGCCCCGAATCCGTTTGTACGACTTAACCAGCGCGCTGATTTTTCTCCCTGCCCTATACTTTCAGTCTGACATCCGACTGGAGGTTTCTATGTGTGGACGTTTTGCACAAGCCCAAACCCGTGAAGAATATCTTTCTTACTTGGCCGATGAAGCCGATCGTGATATCGCATATGACCCAGAGCATATTGGTCGGTACAACGTGGCGCCCGGTACAAAAGTCCTGCTGTTGAGCGAACGCGACGAGCAGCTGCATCTCGATCCGGTGCTCTGGGGTTACGCCCCCGGGTGGTGGGATAAGCCGCCACTGATTAATGCGCGCGTCGAGACCGCGGCCACAAGCCGCATGTTTAAGCCATTATGGCAACACGGTCGGGCGATCTGTTTTGCGGATGGCTGGTTCGAATGGAAAAAAGAAGGCGACAAAAAACAGCCCTACTTCATTTACCGCGCCGACGGACAACCAATATTCATGGCCGCGATCGGCAGCACGCCGTTCGAACGCGGCGACGAAGCTGAAGGTTTTCTCATCGTGACGTCTGCAGCTGATAAAGGTCTGGTCGATATTCACGATCGGCGGCCACTTGTTTTGTCACCAGAAGCGGCTCGGGAATGGATCCGGCATGACGTCGGAGGTAAGGAGGCTGAGGATTTGGCTGCCGACGGAGTCGTATCAGCCGACAGGTTTATCTGGCACGCTGTATCAATCGATGTTGGCAACTCGAAAAATCAAAGCGTCAATTTAATAAGGCCCATATATTAATCATCAAAGGTCAATTACTTCACTTACAGTGATTGCATTATATTTATTGTTGTCTTTTATTATGAGTTCTAAATCATACATATGCATTCTAACACCTTGCATCATCAATTCATTTATAAATTCTTGATTGTCTTTTTGTGATTCCCACCAGTCTTCGGAGGCAAAAATATTTTCAACAAAAGTTAGGATATGATTTGTAATCCTATCACCTAATTTAATGGATGGGCACTTTTTGATTGAACTTATAAACCTTGGGATAACCTTATCATCTTCTGACAACCATGAGAAAATAACATATCCTTTACCATCTAATGCTAAAACATTTGCAATAACATATTCTGGCCTACCTATATCACTGGTGATTTCTTGTATCACACAGCCATCTATATCAACTATAGGTGCATAAATTGAACACGCCATGATTTTAGGCGGGTACTGAAGCCTAATAACTATATGTTCCAAAGCATCGTATTGATTATTTCTTATAGAAGCCTCGATTAAACCGCGAATATAGTTTAAATCACTTAGAGTAAGCTTAGTACCTTCTATGTTTTCATTAATATACTTTGCCCATGCTAACTGAGACTGAAAATCCTGCCCCTTATCGAAGCTTCTACTTTCTTCCAATACTTTTAAATTTGCTTCTTTAACGTAAACCTCTCTCATCAGAGGTCTGTATGCAAGCATCGTACATTGTCTTTTATCCTCAATGAATAAATCATCCTCAATACAGGAAAAAAGTACTTTGTCATGATACGAGCAGAACCCTGTAAAAGTTGACGCTTGATTCACCCCCATTTTATCGAAGCTAACCATCCCGTTATTTTTCTCAAACTTATCCAAACCTCTCTTTAGGCCTAAAACATGGCCATCCTTTGCTATTTCCTTTAAACTATTTGATTTTGATAGAGTATGAGCTTTCACTATCCTACGTTGACACTCATGCTTCATACTTTCAGGAACACTGCACTTACTAACACTTGTAAATAATCTGAGAATAGAGTTAGCTTCATTTCGGTTAACTCGCTCTTGTTTTTCCCTTTCTAAATGACACTTTTTATATTTCTTACCAGATCCACACCAACACTTTTCATTCCTTCCTCTTTGATTCATCTCTCCTCCCTTAAAGTTTATTTTACATTCAAGAGATCTCGAATACGTGTTGTATAACGTGGCGAAAGCATTTCACGTTTCATCTGCCACTTCTGCTGAATCCCTTGCCCGGCGAAGTATAGGGTACCTCTACCATTTTTTACATTCAACTGATCCATTATCTCCATTAACCTATCACTACCGTCGCGCGGTGCATTCTCATCGAAAAGATTCAGTTGAGCTACGCCAAGACTGTAAAAGTCTCCGAGCATAATGCCAGCTTTCTGGTACCGGTGGCCGTCCTTCCAGATTTTGTCTAGGCACTTTACCGCGGCGTTGATAATGTCGCGGGAATCCTGAGTGGGGGTAAGAAGCTTAATGGACGCGCTATTGCCGTAATATGGCTCGTTCAGCGCGAATGGCGAAGTTTTCACGAACGCAGAGATGAATCGGCAATATTGATGTTCGCCCCGAAGTTTTTCAGCGCCTCGGGCAGCATAGCTGCAGATAGCTTGCCGCATCTGCTCGTACTCTGTAACGCGTTCGCCGAAAGAGCGGGAACAGACGATCTCCTGTTTTGCAGGCGCAAACTCCTCCAGATCAAGACAAGGCTCGCCGCGCAACTCCCGGACCGTTCGCTCGAGTACCACGTTAAAATGTTTACGGATAATCCATGTGCTTTGTTCTGAGAGGTCCAGAGCCGTTTTGATGCCCATGGCATTAAGCTTCTTACTGATTCTGCGACCAACGCCCCAAACATCCTCTACAGGCACGATCGCCAACAGCCGACGCTGCCGATCGACATTCGACAGGTCCACTACCCCGCCCGTTTGCCGCTGCCATTTCTTCGCGGCGTGGTTGGCCAGCTTCGCCAGTGTCTTCGTCTGGGCAATGCCAACCCCGACCGTCAGATGCGTCCGCTTCAGAACCGTAGCGCGGATCTCTTTGCCGAACTCCGTCAGGTCCCGGCAGTTGCGAACACCTGTCAGGTCGCAAAAAGCTTCGTCGATACTGTAAATTTCAACGCGGGGGCTCATTTCCTCAAGCGTCGTCATTACCCGGTTAGACATATCAGCATAAAGCTCGTAGTTGCTGCTGAAGCACACAACTCCTGCGCGCCTGAAAAGCTCCTTTTGCTTGAAGAATGGCTCCCCCATAGTGATTCCGACCGCTTTTGCTTCTGCGCTGCGTGCGATTACACAGCCATCGTTATTTGAGAGAACGACAACCGGCCGCCCTCTCAGGTCCGGCCTGAATACAGTCTCGCATGATGCGTAAAACGAATTCACATCACAGAGAGCAAACATCTTCAGCTCGCAGATTTAACGATGAAAGTCACGACGCCGAAAACGTCCAGCGTGTCTTCGCTGCCAACAACAATCGGGCTGTAGGCGCTGTTCATAGGATTGAGTTGCACGGTCGGGCGCAGCTGCAGGCGTTTAACAGTGAACTCCCCTTCCACCGCAGCGATGACAATGTCACCATGCTCAGCAGTCCTAGAGCTGTCCACTACCAGCAGATCACCGTCGCTGATCCCGGCTTCGATCATAGAATCGCCCGCGGCTTTGACGAAATACGTTGAGCTCGGGTGAGCAACAAGTAACTCATTGAGATCGATGCGCTGTTCAACGTAATCAGCCGCTGGGCTTGGGAAACCACACTGCACTAAGTCACTGAAAAGCGGGAGAGCAATAATTTCTCGCAGTTCTGCAGGCCTGATAAATTCCATGTTGCACACCTCGAATACTGTTTTTATATACAGTAGTTTTATTTGAGTACGCACGCAAGGCACCTCAGTCCCAACGACCGAGTAAAGCTTAACCGTTTCGTTTGTAAGCTTCTATTGCACTTAAGATTATGGCTATTGTAAATTTTCGAGATGTCACCCTGTTTGAACAAAATTAATCCAGTTTCTACGCACCAAAATCTAAATGGAATAATATCCATAGGACGAGGAGCACGTGATCGGTGTTCCCGACTTTCCCTACACTGGGCAGTCCGCTATTGCATATGACGAGGCTGCTCAGTTAGCATTAGGTATAGAAGAACTGATAAAAGCTCTGGAGAAATGCGTGACAATGGAACATAGTTTACAAGCAGAAGTTAAATTAAGCGTTATTGTCCCGTGTTATAATTCAAGAAACTATATTGCCGAATGTTTGGTGTCGGTTCTTCCATACTTATCCGACTCTGTCGAACTTATTATTGTCAATGATGGTTCAACAGATGGAAGCGCTGAAATTATCGAAAATGTAATCTGTGATTATCGGAATGAGAAAATTACTTTAATAAACCAAGAAAATGCTGGTATCTCAGCCGCAAGAAACAAAGGAATAAAATCTGCCTTAGGTGAATACATTGCCTTCTTGGATTCTGATGATTTATTTGACTCGAAGTTCTGGGATATAATACCTGCTATAATTGATGATTCTTCGATCGACATCGTAGAGTTTAATGCTAATCAGTTTGAAGGTGATCTTTCTAATATTGTTGAATATATCGACAGCTCTGTATTCACAGGACGCGTCGATATATCCTCCATCGAAATATTGACTCCAGCATTCAGAAGAAGCAAATGGTACCCTTGGGCAAGAGTTTATAAGACTTCTCTTTTTCATGATTACAGCATTGAGTTTCCAGTTGGCCGTCTGTACGAAGATATGAGTACGATCCCAGCCCTCTATGTACATAGCAAAGTTATCTATGGAATATCTGACTCTTTGATTTGGTATCGATATCATAAGCAAAGTATTACACAAACTTTCAGGTCGAAAGATTTGATTGACTTAGTTTATGCGGTCAACTCTCTTGCATTACTGGCGAAAGGCAATAAAGAGATACAAAAGGCCTTAGTTCCAACCGTGCAAAGAACATACAATCTAATTAAATATAGTCTAGTCAGGAATAATGGCGCAAAACTTCCTGCGCATGAAATTGAAGTTCTACGCCGTTCACTTCTTACGTTTGCAGATTATTTTAAACTATCTCGAAAGGCGCAAGTATTTTTATTGCCATTATACTTTAAAACAGTAATGCGCTTTAGGAAAAAATAATTCATCCATTTACTGGCTTTGGCGGCCAGTCAGGAGCGTTAGGATCAACTCGGTTCAAAAGTACACGGTACTTTTTCCATTGCAACAGAGCATCAGTCTCCTCGGTCGTTGCCATTGACAGATCTACGGCATCCTGCAAAGAGGCTATAAATAACGTAGCCTCACTTATCAATTTAGATTTAATCCTCTCGTTTTCAACCACATAATCTACACTGACTCGACTAACATTAGAACCGTCAAATTTCCAGCCACCAAAAATATCAACATCATTTGGAAAATTATTAAGTTCTATTTCAGCAACAAAAGAATCAACAGGATTTAAAGATGAAACATCATTTGAAATCGAACGGATAACCCCATCATCATCATACATTATTTTGATTTTGTTAGGGTCAAACTCAGTTTGAATCTCATACCAGTCACGACCGTTCTCGTCGCACAAAAAAATGACATCCATACCAGTATTGTTTTTAATATACTGAGCATCTTTCAATAAATGCTCATCATCGGGAATATACTGCTTGAATTTTCCTGCGATCATTGCGCTACCCCTGCATTGTACCAAGTGCCATTAAGATTATATTGATTATAGCGATACTTAACTTGCACATAATCAGTGTTCTGTTGCACGCCTGTAACGGAAGCCCCATTTGGTGCATCAGCGAAATTATTGACATTATTTCCATTATTAGCTGTTCCTTGCGCACCCAAGCGAAATCCTTGAATAAAACGAGCGTTAGATTCTGCTTTCGTATAAGCCTGCCCTGCGGGGGTATAATCCCCCTTAGGCTGGAAACGCCCATCACTCTCTGCTTTTGTGTAAGCCTGACCAGCTGGCGTGTAGTTGCCTTTTGTCTGGTACCGGGCATCAAAGTTCGCATAGTTGCCAGGAATGATTTGCTCTTTCATTTCCAGGCGACCAATACGAACATTTATATAGCCCATAATGCCAAGCTCACTGCTGCTCGGGTAATTGCTGTAGAAGCCGATTCCATACCAGCTTTTCAATAATAAGTTTGCGCCACTGAACGAAGCCGAATCAGTTCCGTAATTAATCCCGGCAAGGTATTCCGCATTCTGCAGTCGTAATCCCTGACTGAACTGAACTTGTCTTTGAAAAACACCTCCCTGCGATGCAGATACAGCGTCAACATCAGAAGCCGCGGGTTTATTCGACTCAGTGTAATACTGTGTCCATGAGGCTGTTTTATTTTCAGTATTAACCATCCCTGTATAAGTTTGCGATGAGCTGCGAAGGGTCACCCAGTACTGATTGGTGTATATGCTGTCTACTTCCACAGAAAATCGGGTATTGCCAGAATTGGCAGGCATCCCCTGTGTCGCAGATGCTCCTGCACCCACGCCCAGAGCTGAGTATTTAGCAGCGCAGGTGATGTCAAATATTGAATTCAGTAGAGCCAAACCGTTAGCGGTCCCCTGACCGAAGTCCCCAACCTTTAATACCCTGCCTGCCGTTGTGTCATAGGTCGATGTCGTGACATCCCTTGTCGCTGCTGTTTTAAGCTCCAGTGCATCCCGTGCTTTTACTTTATCGGGGACGTCGCTCAGGTTGCTGCTTTTCAGTAAGCGTGAGTCTGCATTGTCATTCGCCGCTTTTGCCGCTTTGTTTGCCGTATCAGCAAGATCATATGTGACCTTGACGGCTTTGGGTGTTGCTCCCAGCGCTTCTGATGTGCTGTTTGTTGCGCTGCTGAGCTGTACAAGACCTTTGCGGGAGATTGTCGCGTCCACAACTTCCAGCGCCTCACGCGCACTTTTCTGCGCAGCCTGGCCCTTCGCGGCTATCTCAGAGAGATTTTTATCGATCCGCAGGAATAATCCATCCCCCGTAGCCACCTTCAGCTCAATGTTTGCAGTTTCGGAGACTGCCAGGCGGTATTGCAGGTTAACGCTGACACCGTTTTCCGGCTTCTCTATGGCGGCACAGTTCGCAACGGAATACAGTTCCCCTGCATCGGTCAGCAGTCCGACTTCCCTCACCACGAACCCGCCCACTCCTGCCGCTAACACCAGCTGAGCAATAAACTGGTTCGCCTGGTCTGGCGAAACCTGCAGCGCCGATATCGCGTTGCGATAGACTTCACGAACCAGTTTCGGCTGTGCCGGATCAGGCTTGACGGGCTGGCCGTTCCCGTCGCCCACCACAAAATCTTTAATAATGACGGGCTTCCCGGTCGCAGAGGACTGCGCCTCCAGCTCCTTGCCCCGGTTGGTCAGAATGCTGTAATACTTCTCAGCCATGGCTAAACTCCTGCCTCAATATCAACATCAATCCAGGCGGTGACAGCACCGCCCGTGTAATAGGTTCCCTTCGCGCCCAGATCGGCGATCACGTCAATGGTGGTCAGCAGGCTGCGCAGGTTTTTGGCTTTATCCACCTGACGGCGTATGCGCTGATACAGCGCCTCATCAATGGCCTGCAGGCTGTAGACTTCCACCCGGAAGGTGTAAGGGGGCTTGCGGGGCTCGTCTTCCCACCACTCCACGACGGTGGTTGGCAGACTGACGGCGCTCAGTGACCGGCGAACTGCACCGGCCGTACCGCGGTGCTGATGCACGTAGGCGGCATCCTTAATCACCTGCCGTTTTTCTTCCTCCGTCCAGGCATCCTCCCACGAGTCCACCGCAAATTCCCAGGCAAGCCAGGGCAGCAGATGAGCCGGACAGGTATCAGGATTTTTCACCTTCCGGACCATGTCCGTATCCAGCCCCGTGATCTGCTCCGTGCTGGCCTGCTCAAGTGCCCGCTCAGGGTGAATGGCTGACGGGGGAAGGAGGGATCGAAATTTATCCACTGGTGCCTCCTTTACGCGTGATGTTTATCGCGCTGCACCAAGGAGCCTGCCCGGCAGCCCCTTCCAGATCGGCCGCCGGGCTGATTAATTTGACCCGTGATACGCCAGGCTGCTGCAGGGAAGCATATATCGCAGAGAGCGGAACGATGGCGTTAATACGATGGGAAAGCTGGGTATAGCTCTTCAGCGTGCTGATGGCATTATCCAGTACCGTCTGCGCATCCGGCCCGTCAGGAATATCGAGTTCAGCCGTCACAGCATAGCTGGCAACAGCGGCACTTTTCACGCTCACAAAATCGGTCAGCGGCCTGACTTCATCGGCACTCAGGGTGTTCATCACGGTTTCGAGCAGGATTATCCCGGCCTCACCGTTACCCGTTCGCGACAGCACATACACATCCACTTCACCGGGTCGGTTATGGGTCTCCGGCCCGTAGGCATCCGCGTCCAGCACATCGTTATCGGCCGATTTAGCATGAAAGCGGTACGCGTTACGCGCGCCGGCCGTGTTCAGCTGCGCCCACGACAGCTGGATGCGCTCGCGAAAAGCGTCATCACTTTCATAGGTAGGTTCGACAGGCGGTACCGCATCCGGATCGCCGGGGTCAATCACCAGGCGGGAAACGTTGAAGGCCGCGCCCAGCTGGTCGAGATCGGCCCCTCTGGCGCTGGCAAGGAAAACCGCCCTTACCGCGTCGTTGACACGCTGAAACGCCAGCGTCAGCTGGTAGGCATTGATTTCCCCCTGTTTATACGCTGGATCGGATTCGACCAGGGCGTCGAATTCCGGATCCAGTTCACGCAGGCGCGCCAGCCAGCGGATAAAAATATCGGCGGCATCCGGTACCACAATCGCATCCGGTACCGCCAGCGCAGACAGGTTGATAACGTCGTAACTACTTGCCATAAATCTGTATGCCTCCGGTACTGACAGGAAGATTATTCTCTTTGTTGATCCCCTCGATATCGACGACACACCCTGTTTCATCGGCCGGGAAAGTGACCATCACACGCGTGACCCGCAACCGGGGCTCCCAGCGTGCCAAGGCTGAGGCCGTGGCCGCGATAATCCGCAACCGGGTGAGATCGTCGCGAGGGTTGTCCACCAGCGAAAACAGGTCACTGCCGTAATCGCGCACCAGCACGCGGCTGCCGAGCGGTGTGGAGAGGATATCGCTGACGGACTGGCGCAAATGATCGCTGCCGGACAGGCGTTTACCGGTCCGGCTGTTTACACCGTTCATATTTTTTTTCCGTATGAGGATCGCCAGGTGGCGGAGAGTTAACCGAAATAATCCGGGCCGGTTTTATCCTTGCTGCCGGTTTTTTTAGAGGATTTCGCAGGTTTGCGGATATCAACAATAAGGTTGTACGTGTAGCTGAACCCGGCAGGCGACAGGGAATAGACCAGTGATTCCACCACCCAGGCACGATCTTCCCGCTCGCCAAAGCCGGACGTGGAAACGCCGGATTCTGCCGTAAGCGGAACATGTTTCGGGCGGCACGGTCCCGTCACCGTCATTTTCTGCTCATTGCGCCGGGCCTGCGTTTTTTTCGATTTGGCCTGCTGGTCAGCAGTGGCCTTTTCGGGCTGGGTATAGGGATTCGCCATCGAGGGGCCGTCATGGTCAACCGTGGTGGTTTTGGTCTTCCCGTCCGCTTCATCATAATAGCGCACACCGATTTTGCCCGATGACTTACCGCTGCTGCCGGTCGCTTTCCCAGTAGAGCTCCCCCGCTCGCCCTCACTGTATGACCAGTTTGAAACTTCCTCCGGAGTGATAACCAGTTCCCCGGTCTGCTCACCTGAAGCCTTAGCCGTTGCGCCCTGCCGGAGAAAAAGCCAGTATCCGCCGGAGGGTTTGCTGACGGCGTTCCAGGTACGGGCCAGCCGGGTCAGCAGGTTGGCGTCAGACTCTGCCACCTGATCAACATGGTCAATATGGATATTCGCAAGCTCTGTGGCCACTTTCGGTACCAGACCGTTTTCGGTAGCCACGGTTTTAACCAGGTCGGCCAGCCGCAGATTATCCCAGCTTCGGGTCTTCTGGCTCAGCACATCACCGGGCTGTTTCTGCGCGTTCATGGGCGCGGCCGTGGCATAAATTTCCACGCGCCGTGGCGGACCACTGCTGCCGACGCCGGAAACCACGAACCAGCCCTTATCCACCAGCTGGTCGTTGAAGCCCAGCGCCACGCGTAGCCGTGCGCCTTTTGTCGGTAAAGGAAGGTTTTCTGAGAGTAGCGTGATTTTCAGCTCATCCGCTTTTGCCGTGGCACCGCCGTAATCGGTCAGC